ACTATTGTAGGTCTAGATCTACCATCAGATTTAGAATTACCTACGTTAGCAGGTCAGGTTGGTAATGCTGCCAGTGCTGACTTCATAGGTTTCATTAAGATCATGCGAGACTTGCCAGACCCTATCAAATCTCTAGCTAATCCATTGGAAGCTATGATCCCTGAGAAGCCCGCAGTGCTTTATGCTTTCTGTTCTGCAATAGCTGCTTATGTTACTGAAGGTTCATCTAAGAACTTCACTACACTGATAGACCGTATTGAGAAGAAGGAGTTCTCTGCTATGGCTGTTCGTACTGCTATCAAGCGTAAGCCTGAGCTAGTACGATCTAAAGCTATTAGTGAATGGTTACTTTCCACTGGAAAAGATCTTCTACTTTAGGGGGCCGTATCATGTTTAATATCTTGACTAAGGTGATGGCATCACCTAGTAAAGACCCAAAGATGCAGCTAATCTTTGAGCTAGCTCATTTCAATTCAAACGATAGGTCTAGGCGTAGAATAAGCTACGTTAAAATACCTAATAAGCTTGATGAGATGCTGATATTACATAGGTTGGGGATGCCCATGGGTGATATAGTTGAGCAATTGGATTTATGGGAGTGATATATTATGCACCAAATAGGTAATCTACTAAAAGCTAGCAAAACAGGTAAGGTCTCAGATATATCTATACGTCATGCAGTGGTATTTCACAACCATGAACTACCTGTAAAGGAATCTTTAAATATGTTGAAGATTGTAGATAAATTTGAGGAGATGATAGTGTTAGATCGTCTAGGGATCCCTTTAGACGCAATATTAGCTGAATTAGAGTTGTACGGAGGGTAGGGTGAGCCTATGCATGAAATAGAAATGCTATTGGGGGTTAGCAAAAACTGCACGCCCTCTGAGAGGATGATTGAGCATCATGTAATGGCACACAATATCCTAGTGCCAGTACCAGATAGGTTAGGTGTAGCATTATTTGTGGAAAAGTTTGACGAGGCGGTAGTTCTCTATCGTCTTGGCTTACCTCTAGCTGATATCTTAAATGAATTAGAATTATATGGATGGGATACCTATGACTAGTTCTAGAATACCTGATGGTTATATGAACATTCAGTATGTAGTAGAAAATTACCTGCACCCCACTGAGGACTTACTCAGACGGGTTGCCGAGAGACATAATGATCTGAATTTGTATAAATCTGAGTTAGATGTAGATAGGTTCGTCAATAACTTTCAGCAAATAAAGGTCTTGTATCATATGGGTATAGACCTTGATGTTGCGTTAAAACAAGTAGCGGGGTTTAACTATGAACACTGATGAACTGTACGATGAAGATAGTTATACTGACTTCATGACCAGTACAGCTATAAGGCAAAAGGTAATATCATTTATAAGTAGCTTACCCTTAGAAGAAAGAGATGCTGTACGTGAGAAGGTCATAGTAATGTACAAAATGGGTATCAGTTGGAAGGGTATCAAGGTGGCTATTATAGGAGGTGCCCATGGAAGCAAAGATTGATATCACTTTAGTACCTAGAGGGACTGTAGCTAAGAGAAAGGTATCACGTATACTTATCAAAGCTGTTCAGTCTAAAATGAGATTAACCAAGCAATATGAGGATGGTCGATCTAGTTTCTGGTGGATGTCTATTATTAGGGGCTGTCCTGAAGGAACTAACTTCGAGCACCACTACATTACCAAGTGGAATGCACGTAATGATCATAACGCCATTGTGAGTGGTGATGAGAATGAGTTACGTATTCAGTTCAAAACACCCGGTGATGCTGTTGCTCTGTTATTATATGCAGAACAAATAGCTTTCACTGTCACGGGTACGCTGTTGGATGTATGGGGTACGCCTTATACATGGTGTAAGAATGACGGTTGGTTATTAATTAGAGAAAATGTAAGTATTAAGGAGAATGGAGATGGAAGCAAAACTAAAGGTAAGCAGGGCAATTACAAAGCTAGCCTGTGAAGATCCTTTCTTTGGCTCATGTGCCTTAAGGCTGGATGTCAGGGCTGAACCACGTATACCTACCGCTTGTACAGATGGTAAGTCTATACTCTGGTCACCTGACTTTGTAGATAGTTGCTCCGAAGCGGAGACAGTAGGCCTCATTTGCCATGAGATATTACATGTATTGTTTATGCATTGTACACCTCTAGGTGACAAGAACAAAACCCTAGCTAACATAGCTATGGACTTTGTTATTAACGAGGTTGTACAGAATGAGTGCAAATACCAACTACCTAAAGAAGGTATAGTACCAGAAGAAAGATTCAGGAATATGACTTGGCAACAGGTTTATTCTATCATTGAACAAGAGGAGAAGTACCAACAAATGGCTGCTGACCCTACTATCGGTGATCTGTTTGACCATATAGATGAGAATGGTGACTTATCTGATGCAGAGAAATCAGACTTGAAGGCAGACATTGAACAAATGGCCACCCAAGCTGCTGAAGAAGCTGCTAAGAAACAAAGCCATATACCCGGTCAACTACAGGAGCTAGTAGATAAGATACGAGCGCCCAAGGTAGATTGGAAGGAGGTCTTGGAAAACACCTTGCGCGGTAATAACCCTGATGATCAAACATGGGCTAGGCCTAATCGTAAGATGTTAAGTGCCTATGACCTATATATGCCTTCACCACAGTATCATGGTATGGGTAATATAGTTGTGGGTCTTGACACATCTGGTTCGGTATCAAGCAGGGAGTTGGAGGCCTTCTTATCTGAACTGAATAGTATCAGTGAATCCACATCCTTTGAAACTATTACCATCCTGTATAATGACTCAGGTGTTAGTAGTGCTAAGACATTTATGCCCGGTGACAATATTACTGAGCTGCATGTTACTGGCAGAGGTGGGACTTGCTTTAAGCCTGTATTCGAGTATGTAGAGAAACAAGATCTAGAGATAGATCAGATGATTTACTTCTCTGATATGGAGGTAGGTTCTTACAATTTCCCAGATCAAGCACCATATTACCCAGTGCTATGGTGTTCAACAGGTGCTCAGGATGCACCCTTCGGTAAAGTACTTGACTTAAGAGGAATTTAATATGAAAAGCATGAAAAGTATAGCTGACAAGAAAGAGATGGATAACGCTCATGTCAGAATGGTTAGTTATCGTAAAGATATCGATGCACTAATGCGTGTTTGGCAGATTAGACCACTCGATATCGCTAAGGCAAACCCTTCTGATTATCGTTGGTCTACGTACAGTGGGCCTATACGTTCAGATGACCCTATACCTGCACCTGAATCATTACTAAGGAACGCCTTTGGTGTAATATTATCTAGAATAGAAGACCTACAAAGGGCTAGGTCTATTATAAGCCAAATGCCTGATGGTACTGAGAAATCAGGAGGTCTGGCTAAGTTGAAAGAGTTAGCTACTAAGGCTGCTAGTGTACTGACGATGCATGACAATCCCGTTGTGCATCTCAAGGGTGATCTATATGACTTAGAATTCAGGAACAGTGGTAACGTAGCTTCTTATGGTCACTACAGTATCAAGATATCACCATCATGGATACGTAAGGTGGCTCGTAAGAACCTAACTATCCAAGATATTGCTGGAAGGGAAGCTATGGTTCTTGATGCAGAGCAACTACCTAACACACCAGAGGATTATGAGGCCTATGCAACCAAGGTAGTAACTATTCGTAGACCTATAGCTAGGGTGGATCAGAAGAAGATTGCAAAGGAATGGGAGGAGGAACATATACCGGGGAAAGGTACCTTGATTACTTATCATGACTTCAAGCATCCGTCCTTTCTTAGGTATGAGAATAGATACGTTGTCCGTACTATGACCACTGATGGATGGAAGTCATGTACAGGTACGACCGTCAACTGGGCTGCTTCGACCTTGAAACGTCGGATGAAAGCTATCATGTTAAATAAACTAAGTGTATAGCACCCTTAAAGAGAAGGGTTCAACTGGAGTAAATTAGAATGAGTGCAGAATATAAAGATGAGTATGATGTTGGTTTCGGAGACCCTGAAATGACATTCCCACCTGAGTATGCCTCAGATAAACGAGAAGCTGCTATTAACCCTAGCCACTATAAAGACATTGTACCCGGTTTTGAGTACTTTGATATAATGGACCACTTATTAGAGGGTTGGAATGGCTCACAAGCAGCTGCTTTAGCTAATGCTTATAAGTATCTGTTTAGGCTGGGAAAGAAAGATGAGGTATTACAAGACTTGGGTAAGTCATTGTGGTATCTGGAACGCCTCAAGAAGGATCTTCAGGTGAATGGTAAAAGGAAAGGGTGATTCTGCCTAGAGAATTCTCTCTAAAAGAAGAAGGTGTGTTATGGGAATCCTCTCGTAACGTCATCGATCTAAACTGTAGTAAAATTAATCTATAAGGAATATTATTATGAACGCAAAAGCAAAGAATAGCACCCAAGTAGCAGTAGTACGTGATGTAGAATTTCACTATCCACATCTAGCTACACCTCATGCCCCATTCGGTAATGACATTTGGGATGTTCAGCTTCGTACCAATGATCAAGATACTGCAAAGCGGTTGACTGACTTAGGTGTTGGTATCAAGAAGCATGACGAAGGTTACTTCTATGGTAATGTTAAACGTCCTACGACTAATAAGGCTGGTGACGTTAACGATGCTCCGGAAGTATTAGATGCAGCTAAGTCTAAGACAGCTATCAACCCACGTAATATTGGTCACGGCTCTAAGGGCCATGTTAAGTTGTTCTCATATGAGTATAACTTCAATGGTAAGCAGGGTACAGGTGTACAATTATTAGCTATTCAAATCACTGATCTGGTGAAGTATGAACCTAAAGATAGTAGTGATGACTTCGGTGTTGAAGGTGATGCTGTAGAAACTGAAGAGTTTTAATTTAACGGGGTCAGAGATGGCCCCTCTTTTAATGAGAGGAATTAATTATGTCGAATAAAATTAAAGGAACTCAGAAGCCTTGGGAATGTGAACATTGCGGTAAGGAAGGTAAGAATCGTGCTAACTATCGTAGAGATCACGGTAATCGTTGCCCTGTATACCTAGAGAAGAAGGCCATTTATGATAAGGTATCTGGATTCGTAGGGGGTGTGATAGCTGTTATGATACTATGGGGGTTAGCAGAATGGGCACTGTAGAACTACTATCTGAGAAGGTAGTTGATCTAGTGAAACTATATACCCGTGGGCATTATGCCTCCGAAGACGTTATGGAAATGCTAGAACAGGTACTTATCGAGGATGGATACGTAACACCAGAGGAACTTAATATTATGGGTTCTGAAGAAGGTCAAAATATAACGGAGGGTTAAGATGAAGAATATAATTGTAGACATTGAAACCGATGGGTTATTAACGGAGTTAACCTCGATTTGGTGTATAGCAATCAAAGAAGTAGGTGGTGAGACATTATCTTTCTCGGATTATGATGACTCATTGCCTAACAACTCTGAGGCAATACCTTACATGGAGGCTGCTGATCGTATTATAGGTCACAACTTCATAAGGTTTGATGGGCCTGCTATCGCTATGGTTATGGGGTACACTGTACCTCATGAGAAGATCTATGACACATTAATTATGTCTAGATTGAATCAGTTTAACCGTATAGGCAAGCATAGTATGAAGGCATGGGGTGAGAACCTCAGTTTCCCTAAGGGTGAATATAGTGATTGGTCTCAGTATACACCTGAGATGATGACCTATTGCATTCAAGACGTTACAGTCAACGAGGCTATCTATGAAAGGGTAGTCAGGGAGGCTAACCTTATCCTACAACGAACTGGTGATAAGTATCAACAGGCTATTGATGTTGAGCATAAGATGTCACACTATACAGCTATGCAATGTGCTAATGGTTGGGAGTTCGATCAAGAGGGTAAGCTAGCTTTGATGGAGTTAATTCAGGATGAGTTAACCACTATCGAAAAGACTGTAGAACCTCTACTTGGTTCAATTACCATAATGATTGATAAGGAACCTAAGACACCTAAGTATAAGAAGAATGGTGAATACACTTCTGTATCTGCTAGAGTGCTAGGTGAGTACCTAGGTACTTATATAGACCCTTCTGATGCTCTTAAAGTACCACCACCTATTGAACCCGGTGCTAACTTCCAAAGGAGTGTACTTACCCCTGCACGTATAGGCAACCAAGATCACTTGAAGGATTATCTAGAGCGTAATGGTATTGTATGGGATGATTGGAACTTTAAGAAGGTGGATGGTTCATTCGTAAAGACTTCAGCTAAACTAACTACTACTGCACTCACTAGGATGGGGCCTACAGGTGTTATGATTGATAGATTCTTTACTCTTCGTGCTAGGTTATCTGTATTAACTGGATGGGAGAAGATATATCGTAATGGTCGTATTCATGGAGATGTGATAGATATAGGTGCTGCCACAGGTAGACAGACACATATCGGTGTAGCTAATATACCATCACCTAAGGCTGCTTATGGTTCTGAAATACGTAAGCTGTTCAGAGTACCTGAGGGTAAAACTATTATCTCAGCTGATGGTGCATCCTATCAAGCCCGTATTATGGCTCACTTCGCTAAGGATAAGGAGTTCATCAAAGAGGTTACTATAGGTGATGTACATCAGAAGAACGCAGATGCCATAGGATGCCCTAGAGCAGACGCTAAACCCTTCTTCTTTGCATGGGCCTTCGGTGCTGGTGGTCGTAAGTTGGCTAGTATATTAGGTATACCAGAGTCTGCGGGTAATAAAGCTAAGAACAAGTTTCTTAACCGATGGCCCTCGCTACGTGAGTTAACCAAGAAGTCACAAGTAGCTGCTCAGAGGGGATATTTAATGGGTGTTGATGGTCGAAAGATCATCGTAGAGGATAGTTATAAGGCTTTCTGTTACCTTATTCAAGGTACTGAGGCCATTATCTTTAAGCACACTATAGTAGATATTAATGAGGAATTTGAAACAAATGGGATTGAGTTCTTACAACTGCTAGCTTATCACGATGAGTGTAGTTGGGAGATTGACCCTAAGGATGCTGGTATGGCAGAGAGTATTATAAGACGGTGCTTTGAGGAAACACCTAAGAAGTTTGGTATTAACCTAATGTGTGCTGGTGATGTTAAAACTGGAAATGATTATTTGGAGGTTCACTGATGTTACTGACTATAGTTCTAGTATGGATAGTTTTTGTATACATTAACGTAATAGGTGAAACATGGAGAAAGAAATGAAATATTATTACGATGCAGATTCACTAGTATATGTAGCTTCTTGGGGTGATAAGACACTCGAAGAAGCATTAGAAAAATTAGATCACTCTATAGAAGCAGTCCTAGCAAGTCTATGGGCACATATAGATGACGTAACATTTGTAGTCAAGGGTACAGGTAACTTTAGACATGATATCTATGATGGGTATAAATCTAACCGTAAGTCTGAGGAAGACCCTGAGAAGAAGGCTATTATGGTAGCTGTTTATGATCGCCTAGTCACTAAGTATAAGGCTATTAAAGCTGATGGTGAGGAGGCTGATGATATGGTAGCTTACCTAGCTCTAGCTAACAATGGTACAGTGATTAGTCCTGATAAAGATCTAAGAACTGTAGCAGTACCTATTTATAATCCTCAGAAGGATGAACATTACCCTGCCAATGTTGATGATGCTGATATGAGGCTTCACGTACAGATGATCATGGGTGATAGTACAGATGGTATCCCCGGTATCAAGGGTATTGGTATCAAGGGCGCTGAGAAAATGTTACTACTAAGTCATAAAGGTAAGCGATTGGATATCGTGAAACAGGCTTACCGTGACTTACACAAAGGGTTAGACTATATGAGTTATTGTCAGCTTATGACTGACCTTATCTATATCCGTCAACGCCCTAATGAACGGTATAACATCCGGACTGGTGAGAAGGAGATTATCGATGCCCAATTATAGCAGGGAATTATGGGAGATGCACATGCATTGCCCTGTAAAACCTCTGTCTATCAATGCTGCCTATACTTTAAAACGTAAGAAAAGCGCCAAGTATAGAAAGTTTGAAGAGATGATGGCACTAGAGTTATTTGGGTATGAAATACCACCTGATCGTGACAAGAGTGCAATGAAATTCAACCTTGAGATTCATTGGGGGTTTGCCACTAATCTGAGTGATGTAGATAACCCTATCAAAACATTGCTGGATGTACTTCAGCGTTGCCTAGGGTTTGATGATAAACAAATCATTAATATATCTGCATCTAAGACGGTTATGGGTAGGGGTAAAGAGTACATTAATTTCACATTAACAGAAATATAGGAGAATATCATGGGTACTGGGACATTTCAGAAACATAGCAGTTGTGCTAAGTGTGAAAGTTCAGATGCAGTGGCAGTGTACTTAGAGGAAGATGGTCGCACCTCAGGTTATTGCTTCAGCTGTTCAACTAATTATTATAACTATGAAGAGGGGGAACAACCTAAGTCAGCATATGTTCAGGTAGAACCAGAGGATGTTATACCAGTAAGTGGTCTACCATTCGGCACTGCTGCTAAACGAAAGATAGGTAAGACAGTATCAGAGATGTTTGGGGTTAGATGTTCATTCGATTCCAATGGCCTAGTAGATACAGTCTATTACCCGTATCACAAGGGTCAGGAAGAAGTTGGTTCCAAGAAAAGGATAGTGAACCCTAAGGACTTTAGGTTCCAAGGTGATATGGGTGATCAACTCTTTGGTCAACAAAACTTCTCTGCTGGTGGTAAACGTTTGATCATTACTGAGGGTGAAGAAGACACCCTAGCTATTGCTGAGTCTTATGATCAGAAGGGTGTTATCTACCCCGTAGTATCGTTAGCATCTGCTAGTAATATGAAAGCTCCCCTAGCTCAACGGGAATGGTTAAGGTCATTCGGTGAAATCTGTCTATGGATGGATGCTGACAAGGCGGGTGAAGAAGCTATACTAAAGCTAGCTAAAATATGTGGCTATGATAAAGTTAAGATTGTCAAGGGCAAAGAGAAAGATGCATCTGATGAATACACTAAACATGGATTCATGGAAGTTAATAGAGCTATCTGGAACGCTCAACCCTACAATCCTGCTGGAATAATGTCAGGTGAGTCTATATGGGAAGCCTATCGTGATAAGAAGGAAATCCCCACTATACCCTATCCACCATGCTTATCTGTTGTACAAAGTAAGCTAAAAGGTATTAGGCAAGGTGAGATAACCCTGTTTACCTCAGGTACTTCTATCGGTAAGAGTAGTATCATTAAGGAAACTGTATTACACATCCTAGGTACCACTGAAGAGAAGGTTGGTATGATATCTTTGGAAGAGTCAGTAGGTTATACTGCTGCTAAGTTCATAGGTATGCAGCTTAAGAAAGATATGTCTACAGGTGATACCACTGAAGAGGAGGAAAGAAAGGCATTTGATGAGGTATTCGGAGATGGTAGATTAATACTGTTAGATCACCAAGGCGCTGTATCTGATGGAAGTCTAGTAGATAAGATTGAGTACTTAGCCCTAATGGGTTGTAGGTACCTTATCCTCGACCACTTAACTATAGCTGTCAGTGAGGGTGTAGAGAAATTAACGGGTAACGAAGCCACTGATAAGATGATGAATGAACTATTACGTATCTGTAATAAACATCAGGTATGGATAGGCCTAATCAGTCACCTACGTAAGACAGGGTTACAAGGGAAATCATTCGAGGAGGGTAAGATGCCTTCACTGGATGACATTAAGGGTTCAGGTAGTGTGAAACAAGTATCCTTTGATATCATTGGATTCTCTAGGGACTTAACCTCTGATGACCCAGTCAAGCGTAGTACAGTACACTTCTCTGTACTTAAGAATCGTTTCTCAGGTGTAACAGGTAGTGCGGGTGCTGCATCATATGACATTGATACAGGGCGTTTAACTAATATAGATTTAGTAGGGGAGGATTTCTAATGATATACACTGAAGATCAAACAGAAGAACCACTACGTTATGAAAGTAGCGTGGTGGAGGACGCAGGATTATTATTATCACCTTTAGATAATCTACTGTATGAATTGAGTTACCTGAAGACCTCATTTGGTCATCATGACGAACATGAGATGAGTCGGGGTGATGTAGTAGATCGTATAAAAGATAGTAAAATCCCCAAAGAAGATGTATTAAAGGCTATAATGGGGAAGCCTGATTTAAAAAGAATATACGGTGATCCTACCGAAGTTTACGAGTACCTAACCTCACTCTAACGGAGCAGCATAGCGATGAATTTAATCGAACAAATAGCTGAGTACCTGATTGAACGGATAGAAAAGGCTAATATCAATAGCCCTAGGGGTAACACTGGTTGTATAGTGTTAGCCTTCTACCCTGACTATAAACTTAAATTACCTACTATGGTATACCTAGCATCCGAGAAGATACAGTTGAAATTCTCTCGGGACGCTAACGGTGATATAGCTGGAATGGCTAAGTTAACTTCTGTATCTGTAGCAATCGGGGAGGCCCTAAGTGCTTACATGGGTGGCACTCCACTACCTAAGGATAAAGCCATCCGTCTAGGTGACCTATTCATTGAGGCATTTAAGGCCAAAGATTGTATTTCCACATTCAGGGAAGAGGGATTCTCTGACAGGGCAATCACGGCCCCCTACGTGGTCACTCCAGGCCCTCTGTGGGGCTTTATCAGTGATGTACCCATCTCTGTTAAGGATTCTCTACTACCCAACACCGTCCTACATAAGCCTGAGAGCATCACTGAACTAAATACCCTAGGATACCCAGCAATTAAGCGTTGGGGTTCTCAGGATGAACGGGAGTTCCCTCAGTATATTGATGCACCTTGGCTTAGATCACTTAATTCTCTAAACAAGATGAAGTGGGCTATCAATGAGAGTGTATACGATGCTATGGTAGCTAACACCGATTACTTCTTACACAAGGAGACAGATTTACCCGAGGCTGGTTCTATGTTAGCTGTGCGTAAGGCTTACAATAACCTTAAGAAAAAGGAAACAAAGGAAACCCGGGGAGAATATGCAATAGCTGTTGACCTGTGGAACAAGAAAAAGAAGGTACTTAAAGCCCGAAGCAAGAACTATGAGTTCCAAATCATTAAAGAGAAGGCTAGCACCCTTAAAGGATATGGTAAACCTTTCTTTCAGTTAGTTGATGTTGACTATCGAGGAAGGTATTATATCCGAGAGCAGTTCCTTAATTATCAAGGAGGTGATCTAGCAAGAGGTTTGTTACAATTCGGTGAAGGAAAGCCCCTTACCCCTACAGGTGTTACATGGTTAGCCATACATACGGCTAATAGCTTCAACGAATCGTATGCAATAGAATCTATCCCTTCTTGGTGTGAGTATAACTACAAAGCACTGTTAGAATCGGAAGGGTTAGAATCTATCTCTGTAGATAAGATGAACCTTAATGATAGAGTTAGGTGGTTAGAGAACAATTATGATATGGTTCTTGAGACTGCACTTAACGGTGAATTCATTAAATGTGAGAAACCTATAGTCTTCTATGCATGTGCTTGTGAGTGGTTAGCATGGAACTCATGTGAAGAAGGTGAAGAAGTTATCTCGCATCTACCTATACCTATTGATGGTATGTGTAATGGTATCCAACATAGTGCTGCTATGAGTAAGGATGCTATCACAGGTGCTATGGTAGGATTGACTAAGACAGATGTACCATGTGACCTGTATATTAAGGTGGCTAAAGAATTAGTGGATAACCTCCCTGATTGGTTTACCCCCCGTAAGATACCTATGAAACACATTAGAAAGGGTATTACTAAACGTGCCACTATGGTACGCCAGTATGCAGCCGGAACCTCACGTATAGCGGATAACATGTATGAAGATTGCTATACCGAAGGTTTCACTAGCAAATACGATATTGACATGTTTGATTGTACTCTACTTAGTAGGTCTGTTATACAAGCTATCAATACAGTATGCCCTCGTGC